GCACGCAAGATTCTAGGGGCATTCCTAGCGTCCTACGAGGGGTTTTTACTCCCACCAGCAGGTCTTTTGGGGGGTCATGCACAGAATTCGGTGTCTGATTTTTCATCATGATTGACTCTGTGACACCAATTGCGCTTACTGCGCAGCAGAGAGTCCTGGCATACGCTACCGCAATAATGGCAGGAGAGATCGAGTGCAATCGTTGGGTCTATGCTGCAATACAACGCTTTCAAGTAGACCTATTACGCACCGACATCTTCATGGACTGGGATGAAGTAGAAGCACTCAACGAACACTTCGAATCATTAGCACTTGTTGGTGAATGGAGTGGGAAAGCGTTCTCTCTCCATGACTGGCAACTCTTCATCGTTGCAAACATTCAATGTTGGAAGTGGACTGCTGACAAGTTGCGAAGATTCAAACTTTGCCTTGTTCAGATCGGCAGAGGCAACGGCAAGTCAACTCTCATGGCAGGACTTCTCCTGTGGGACTTGATTGGTGGAGTCTCTAAAGCACACGGAAGACGCTGCCACATCATTGCGAACAACATGGATCAGGCAAAGATCATCTTGGACACCGCAATGACGATGACTTCTAGGAATGCTCAACTGAAGGAGGTGATCACTTCTCTGTGGGACATGCTTGAAATCAAGGACAATGACTCCACTATGGCAGCACTTCCTGCCCAAGATCGCTCACTTGATGGGTTAAATCCATCCATGTGGATCGCTGATGAAGCATCAGAAATGAAGGGAAGATTCCTCACAAAACTCACCACCACGGGTGCAAAGCGCAAAGAGTCCACAGGCATCATCATCTCCACTCCTGGTCACAATCCTGAGAACATTTATATGGAAATTGTGAAGATGTGTGAAGGTATTCTCAGTGCAGAGATACCAACAGATGATACGGTGTTTGCGATGATGTACGGGTTGGATAAAGATGATGAACTGCACGATGAGACTAAATGGGTCAAGGCAAACCCTGGTCTTCCCTTTGGACAACCTGATGTGCAGTCGCTTAGACGATCATGGAAGACCATGTCACAAAGTCCTGCTGGACGCAGTGAGTTCTCTCGATTCCATGCTTCTCGATTTGATGAAAACACTGGTGGATGGTTGGATCTCACTCATTATGAGGAGATGACCGACAAAGAATTTGACCTTGAATCACTCAAAGGCAAACCTTGTTGGGGTGGTCTAGACCTCTCCAAAACAGGTGACATGACTGCGTTAGTGCTGATATTCCCACTACCGAATGATCAAATATTTGTTCTTGGTCGCTACTGGTTCCCCAAAGAGGGATTGCATCAGCGTTCACTAGATTACAGAATGCCGTGTATACAATGGGAGCGAGAAGGATTTCTTGAGACATGTCCTGGTCGTGAAATCTCCTACGAGCAGATTCGACTTGCATGTCAGGAAGCAAAACGGGACTACGACCTACGGCAATTAGCATTCGACTCATGGGGGTCTTCTCACCTTGCGGAAACCCTTATTCAAGACGGATTGCCGCTAGTTAAATACAGAATGGCGATCTCGACATTTGGACCTGGTTGTGCGCTCTTCCAAAACCTGTGGATGGGCAAGCGAATGCGGTTCAAATGGGATCCCGTCTTTCGCAGAGCGTGTGCAGAGGCACATGCCAAGACCGATCTGAATGGCAATATTCGACCAATTAAATCCCGTACATTTGCAATCATAGACCCCCTCGTTGCGAGCATCATGGCAATTCATGCTTGGGGTGGCAAGACCAACTCGATCTACGAGCAGGAACAGGACATTCTACGATGAACAAACTGCAATCAACAATACAATCCCTACGCTCATGGTGGAATCCACTGGTGGAGAATCCAGTCTATTGGAACTCTCCACAGCAGTTCCTAGTGGCATCTACACCCTCCCGTGCGTTGGGACTGAGTCCTGTGTTCCGTGCAGTCACTCTCATATCCAATGATGTGGCAAGAACTGCCGCAGATTTTGATTCGTTTCAACTAGAAAAGTTATGGTCACGACCTAATCAATTCACCAGTGGATATGACTTTCGCAGAGCACTCACAGCGCAATGCCTTATGTACGGCAACGCATTTGCTCTAATCAACCGCAGAGGTAATGGTCAGGTTCACGAATTGGTTGCGCTGACTCCTGGCACAGTTTCAATTGTCACCTCTCAGAACTCCACAGATCCTCTCTACAAGACCGAGTTCGGACTCATCACTCCTGATGATATCATCCATCTAAAAGCAACCTTGACCGAAGGATTGCTAGCGCACTCTCCGATCAACCTGTGCAAAGTTGAACTGCAACTCCTCTTGGAACAGGAGATGAACCAATTGAATGTCATGGGGTCGGGTGCAAGCACTCCTAAAGTTGCATTCGTTTCGCCATTACCGATCCCTGTTTCAGCACGACAAGCAATTCAGTCTGACTACATGAAGGGTCATGGCAATGGATCAGGGGGCAAACCTGTTGTACTTGCAGAGGGAATGCGAATCGAACACATTCAAAGTATGGCATCCGATGCAGGTGTGGAAGCAATCAAAAAGTATTCCATCCAAGACTGCTCACGAATATTTGGTGTTCCAACATCATATCTTGCTGAAGCAAACAACTCCTATGGAAGCATGGAATGGTTGTCCAGAATGTACTACGATGGATGCCTTTCACATTGGTTTGAAACTTGGAAAGCGGAATTCGAATTGAAACTTGGTGAAGCACCTGTCTTCGATATTGATACTCTGATTCGACCGAGCGTGAGCGAGTTGTATGCTGCACTTCGTACAGGTGTTGAAGCAGGAATCATCTCACGCAACGAAGCACGGGATATTCTTGATTACGACGAACAACCTGGTCTTGATGAATACATCGTTGCCAAGAACATGGGTACAGGTGGAGGACAAACTAATAAAGGAAATGACACTAGCGGCAAGACCGCAGAAGGCGACAACAATGCTAAACCGATCCCACCAAGCATCTGACATAGAAGTCCGTTCAACTGCCACAGGTAACACTCTGAGTGGGTATGCAATTCTGTGGAACAATCCATCAAAGGAAATTCGTGAAGGTGGGCGTAAGTTCACTGAGACAATTGATCGCAGTGCTTTCGACATTGCTGCACAGACCAACGATGTGAAATTATTCTTCCAACACCAATCCGACATGCCACTTGCGAGAAGTGCCAATGCTTCCCTTGTACTTCGCAACGATCCCAAGGGACTTCATTTCTCTGCTGAGATGCCAAATACTAGTCTTGGTAACGATGTAAAGGAACTCATTCGCACAGGGATCCTCACAGGCGAAATGTCTTTTGGATTTACCGTGACCGAGCAACGCTGGTCAGACAATAACACTAAACGAGAAGTTTCGAAAGGAACTCTCTACGAACTCTCCGTTGTGGTAGACCCCGCCTACCCCAATACCAACTCATCTCTGCGGGACGAACAAGTCAGCAACCAACAGCGAATCAATAGCATTCGCAGAAACAGGATAGTATAATGACAAAAGCAGAACTGCTCGTCAAGCGAGCAAACCTCACCCAAGAACTCCGCAACGGACTCGACCGTTGGGAAAAAGAGAACAAGAAATCATCCAACGAGTTTGACGCAACCGCCACTGGCGATCTGAAGCGTCAGGTTGTTGAGATGGAAGCAGACCTCGACAAGATTGAAGCAGACATCAAAATCTGCGACACAAGAGCAAAGGCAGATGAACTTGATCGTGCCACCAACATTCCACTCTATGACACTCGCAAGGGCAAGTTCATTGATGCGGGTGATGCTGGTTACTCCAAGCGATTCTTCGAAGCAGTTTCCAGAGGGTCTTTCGCAGGACTTGAACCCGAGAACCGCAGCACCAACACCAACTTCCAAGCGAATGCTTCCATTCCAACTATCATGGAAAACGCAGTCATTCAAGCAATGTATCAGGAAGGTGTTATTCGTAAGATTTCTAATGTTCAGACCATTGATTCCAAGCGCACAATCGCAGTCGAATCCACTCTGCCAACTTCTCAGATTACTTACGAAGTCGCAGCGATTGCTCCGATTCTTCAAGCATATGCAAGTCAAATCGCAATCAATCCCATCAAGTTCACTTGCGCTTCACAACTCTCACAGGAGTTCATTGAAGACGCAATCGGTCAAAATGGAATTGGTTCCGCAGTAGCGTGGATTTCCGCAAACATTGGTAAGTCTCTCACTCGCAAGATGGAGTCTTACTACGCAACAGGAACTGGTGCTGCGCTCACAGCATCAGCTGGTCAACCACAGGGTATTGGTTACCTCTCCAACACCTTTACCAACAACACTGTCTCTGCAACAGCAACAGGATCGCATGTTGGTCCAACTGGTGATGACCTTGTGGACACCTACTTCGCACTTGGTGCTCAGTATCGACCAGGTTCCGTTTGGTTGATGCATGACAGCGTTCTCAAGTCAATTCGTAAACTCAAGACTACTGCTTCAGGTCTTGAGTATCTGTTCAAAGTGGACACCACAGGCGATATTCGTGAAGGTGTCTCAGGATTTTTGCTTGGGCAACCACTCTTTGTTTCCGAGTTCATGCCTACGCTTGGACTGACTGCAAGCACCATCAACTGCGTCTTGGGTGACTTCAAGAACTACTTTGGAATCTATGACCGCAAGGGCATGGAAACCATGATTGACCCGTATTCTTCTGCACTCAATCAGATGACTAACCTTATTACTTACATGCGTACCGATAGCAAGATCCTGATGGAAACTGCTTTCTCCGTATTCCGTAACAAGGGAAGTTAAGACTTTTTTCTCTTCTGGTCTGCTGGGGGGAAACCCCCAGTGGACTTTTACCTCAGGATAAATACCAATATGCTCACACTCAACAACATCAAAGATGCCTTGAAGATTGATTACTCAGACGATGACATTGAACTTCGTCGTCTACAGCAAGCAGTCATCTCGATGATCGAGTCGTACTGTGGCATCTCGTATTTGCCAACAGTCAAAACAGAATATCTTGAATGGTGGATGCGTCACCGTTTGATATTCTCACCCTTCCAATCCATAGTCGCAGTAAAATACACTGTCGGTGGAGTACTAACCACTTCCGCTGCAACTGATTGGTTTTTAGACCGAACCCAATATCCATCGGTGTTCATCAACTTTGCTGAATACCCGTCGATTGATGACAACACTTTCATTGAGATTTCCTACACCAGTGGATACGCTGCACAACCTCCTGAACTTGATCAAGCAGTCATTGCGCTTGTTGGATCGTGGTACAACAACCCCGAAGCAACTCAAGCAATTCTGCTCTCTGAAGTTCCAATGTCAGCACGATTCATATTGGATAATCTACGCCAAGCAAACGGAGTGCTTTCATGATTAACTCAGGAAGCATGAGATACATCGCAGAGGTGTACGAACCCGATACACCTGACGCTCTTGGTTCTCGTCCCGTCAGTGCATTTGCCGCAACTGGTGACAAGTTCCGATGCTCTCTACAAGAGCAGGGAGTCGGTGAGCGAAGCATTGGCAATTCCATATTCACCGTGACTGAATACGAATGTCGAACCCGTTGGAACAATCCTCCATCAACCTTGACCACATCGCACCGATTGCTCGTCAGAGGCAAGTTGTTGAGCATCACTGGCATCAGCAACTTTAGCGAACGAGATCGAGTCATGGTCATCAAATGCGAGGAAACTAAACGATGAGCATTGAAATCGCACTACAAGAAATGTTGGTTGACCTCATTGCTGATGTGGACATTCCACATGCAAACATTGGATATGGGCAATCAATCGAAGATGCTGCGTTTCCATCTTTGAGTTATATTATTACCGCAAAGGAAAAGATTTCGTTTTGGTCAACAGCGATAGATGACGCTCATTGGAAATTGAATGTCCAGTTCACCACTTGCCATCTTGGGGCAGCACTTGTAATGACTGCTTCACAAGAACTAGAGAACGCTTTGTTGCTTATCAATGTTGGTGACACCTACAGCACCGAAACTTTCCTTGTCACCCCGTGGAACATTGTCACCATCCTCCAACCTCCCGATCCAGACTTTGGTGATGAAACTCCAGTTTGGACAGCACTCACCACCGCAGAACTCACCTACACGAAAGATCAACCATAATGCCATACACATCAGACACCGTCACGGTTACCTTTGGAACAACTCCTGCCACTATTGTTGGAGTTGGTTCAGTTAACTACTCGTTCTCCCGAAGCGCAATTGACACCACATCCTTGGGTGTTGCGAACACTTACTCACTTCCTGGAATTAGCAATTCCGCTGTTGCCCTCGAATTGTTCTTTGACATCGAATCGACAAACCACGAAGTCATCCTGTTGCAAGCATGGACGAGTCTTGGAGCACAACCAATGATTCTGAAATGGAGCAACACTGCTACCCACCTTTGCTCGATTGAAGGTTCTGCACGATGCGTTTCAATTGAAATCTCATCGGTTGTTGGCGACTTGGTTCGAATGCAAGCATCGTTCATCTTTAATGGTTCTACTACTTACACTCCGTTGGACGCAGCACCAGTGCCAACAACTCTTGGATTTCTAGAAGCATGAGTATTCGTGACACTCTTCTCCTCCGTCCTTACACAGGAACGCTCAAGTCGGGTGACAAGTACACTCTACGCCGTCCCTCTGCATTGGACTTGCTAGAGACAATGCAACTGCTTGAGAACAAGACCATTGGCATTCCAATGCTGTTGGTCATGCGACATCTCATCGAAGATGGCAAACCTGTTTTCAATTCAATTGATGAAGTGAATGCTTGTGATGGACTGATGCTCATGGAGATTTACAATGAGATTGAGATGCTTTACGGTGAAGGTCGAGAGTAGTCCCGCAGCACGAAAAGTCCTGAATGCTGCAAGGGAATATCTTCACAAGGACATCGACGAACTCTCTGTTGCGTACATCAATGTTCAATTGGATATTCCTGATGTTAGTGGGATTCTAGAAAGGTTGAAGGCACTTAATGGCAGTCATAATCCAAAAAGCAGACATAGCGGGACTGAAGCAGTCGTTTTCAAAAGTCCCATCGCTCATAAGAAAACCCTTCCGAGGAATCTTAAAAACTATCGGAACACTCGCAGTTGATCGAATGAGATCGGGTATCACTTGGAATTCCAAGTACATGAGAAAAGCGTGTACATATAAAATCAAGTCTTACAAGCGTGCTAAGTATTATTGGGTTGGTGTTGGTGTTCTCAAAGCAGGTACAGAGGGTGTAGGCAATCGCAAGGTGAAAGTCAATCCTGGTTGGCGAGCGCATATGTACGACCGAGGTTGGCGACCATTCCCTAAAGGAGCAGTAGTATCCAAGAAGGGAAAAGGTTGGCGCAAGCGAGACAAGCGAGTTGGTGCATTGATATACGCCACTCATTTCATTGACAATGCTAATTTCAGTCACGCTGATGTTAAAGCAAGAGTTCAGATTGCAGTCAACGAAGTAATACATCGTTTGAAAACAGGAATTAAATAACATGGCAGGTGAAATCTCTCCAATCAAAATCGCAGTTGTTCTGGATACTGCCAAACTTGAAACTCAATTACGAGGTACATCAGGCAAGATCAGTCGTGGACTTGGCGGTAATGGTGCTGCTGGTGGTGTGGGCAATGGGGGGTTTGGTCAGGGGAAAGTTGGAGGTTGGGCGAGTAATATTGCACAATGGTTGGGCATCGGTGGTATTGCTCTGAAGCAATCAAGTAATGAGCGATCATCACGCATCAGAGAGGAATTGCGTTTTTCGATTAGGTACAAAAGCAATCCGAACGCCAATGCTGGAGAGAGAGCAAACCAAGGACTGGCGTATCTTAAGACACTTAATGATTTTCGCCAAGGTATGGCAGCAAGAGCAGCAGAAGGACTTTCTGGATTTAGAGAGGGTCCGTCTTCCCCGTTGCAAACAGGTGGATTGCTAAGCAGAATGCAAGGCAAAACAGGAGCACTTTTAGGCATGTTCGGAAAACCTGGAAAAGCACTTGCCAAACTTGGAGGCATTGCAGGTGGACCACTTGGTGCTCTCGGTCTGGCGGCAGGTGCTGCTGCGTTGGGTGTTGGCACACTTGCAGGTTACAACAGCAATGTTACAAGTGGCATCGGCGGTACAGTCGCATCTTTCAATCCACGATCATCCATCGGAATGAATGCGCTAGGAATGCAGAAGGCATACGCTGCAACAACTCCAAAAGCACCTGCTGGATTCATGTCATCGTTTGGTGCATCGGTTGGTCCAGCAGGACAAGGTTCCTTGGACGCAATATCTTCAGGACTTGGTCTGTTTACCAATGGTGCTCTTTGGGGATCTGCGTTAAGAGCAATACCCGAACTGGCACTTGGTGGACTAGGACTCCTTGCGGGTATGGATGGACCAACAATGGTTCCCGAACAAGTTGGTGCAAAGCAAGTTGGTAATATATTAAAAGATACATTCGATCAATGGTATGTTCGTAATCTTGGCAATGCCAGTGAACAACGACAGATGAAACGCCAAATGCAACGACAAGCAAACATCGCAGAACGGAATGCTATATGAGTACACTATTCGAAAGCGGACATGTCTTCACATCAACCATCGCTGCTGAAACTGATCCAACTTGGCAATTGATTTTGAAGGAATGCAACACCAAGCAGACTGATCTTGGTGGTGAGAATGAGATTCTCATGTCGTTCTTAATTGTTCCTGGCAATGGATCTGCACCTTTCGTACAAATGACCACCCGTGGAGTCAAACCATTTGGATATTGGCAAGCGCAACTTGTACAAGACCTTGTGATTCCACCAATTGGTTCCAAACTTGAGGACGCATGGGACGCACTCTTCGTTGATGATGCAGGAGGTATGTGGGCATCCGAAGCACGACTGCGAGACTACTCCCTGATTCAAGGTGAGTTGGGTACGCTGACTCTGCAATGCAGATTCGCTACGATGTACCAAAAGGTTCCTGTCATCTGCACTCTCACATATCTTGATGACACCTTGGTGCTACCAACCTCTGTTGAGTCCACAACCACATTCCGACAAGTGATGATGTTCCGTGATGTGAATCAAGCACCACCCAATGATGGAGTCATTGCACCATACGATCAAGACTATAGTGCTGCCGATATAGCAGGTGTTGCAAACACTCCTGGCACTTTCAATTCATCGGTGACATATCCTGGAATGCCATATGATGTTCCGCAGTTGAGAATTCGTATTCGACTCACTCAAGACACCACAAACACCGTTGAAGGCATTACGGATTCCATGCAGCAGTTTCTAGTATGTGCAGGAATGCGTAACTCTGAAACATTCTTGGGGTTGGAAGCAGGAAAGATTTGGTGCGATGGAGTTGCATTCCAACCACTCAAAGATAACTTCTATGAGGTGGTATTTGATTTTGTCATTGACCAGTTTTGGGAACACTCTCAAGTTGCTGATCAGAATGGTGATGGTACTCCTACATTCAATGAATTCGGCAAAGCGGAGACTGTGCTTTGGATTCGACCAGTTCGCCAAGCAATTGACTTCAATGAAATCTTTAATGGCAATCTACAGGTGTGGGAGAACATTCAAGAGGGTTGGTGGAAACTTTTCAACAATGGTGAGGACAAGGGAATACTTGAGGCGGTCTGCTGATGAATATCGACAAGGCGTTTCGTCCAAGGGCAAAGCAAATGATTGCGGTTCAAACCAGACCGCAACGCATGGAGACTTCGCCATTCACCTTGATGAAAATCAAGACTTCAACGGTGGCAAGTTCACCCAAGTTCATATGGAAGTACACGCTGACCACCGCTATTTGGGATTCAGTTACATTCACCACAGGAGAAAAGCAAGTTGATCTTGAATGGGATGGATATTCAATTTCCGAAATGGGCAACACCTCCACGGTTGTTGCGTTCGGTGTTCCTCTTGCTGACCTTCCCGCTAATGTTGAACCTGTTAAAATTCCTGATGGAGTGATCGTGCTTTGTTATGGTCAACTGGATTCAACTGGTAAATTCTTTTATGTTATTCTGAACACTCAAGCAATCACAGGCACTTGCGAATGACGCTAGTCCACTAAAGGAAAATCATGCCAGCAACTTACAACCTGAACATATACCAAGGCGATACATTTACTCTGACGCTGACCATTGGTGGCGACTACTCGTCCCACACTCACTCACTGGTCATGGCAACGAACTTCTCAGCAGGGTCTACGCTGACTCTGAACACTGCTAGTGGAATCACTGATTCATATGACGCACCAACTGATCTGACGACTGTGGTCATCACCGCTACCGCAGTACAGACTGCTGCACTATCTGATACTGGAGATTGGGTCTACGATTACAGCGTGACTAGTGGTGCAACCGTGACCACCCTGATGACAGGATTGGTTGTGCTGACACCACAAGTAGGTGTCGTATGAGTCAATTGAATGTCACAACTGCTGGTGAGATATCATTGGAGGTGACATCAGCAACCTCTGTGGCACTCACCGTGAATCCACCAGTGCAAGTTTCACTTGGTGTAATATGGTCAAGCGGTAGCGGTGGTGGTGGTCTAGCATCCATTGAAGGCATTGCTGCGGGTGGAGATTTGAGTGGAACTTATGCTTCTCCAACGGTTCATCAAATTCAAGGAAAACCAATTCAAGCAGGAACTCCAGTAGATGGAGATTTGTTTCAATGGAATGATGCGGCGAATAATTGGAAGCATGTTACCCTAGCAGTAGCAGGTGTCGCTGCTGCATCTCACACTCACGCTGCATCTGCAATTGTGTCAGGAACTGTTTCAACAGCACGACTTGGTTCAGGTGTATCCAATGGTTCTACTTTTCTCAGAGGTGACCAAACTTGGAATACTCCAGCATTCCTCATCGCCGAAGATGGTGTCGGATCATTCGAGTTGGCAGACAATGCTGTTGAAACTGCAAATATCAATGCGTTGGCAGTCACAGGTGCAAAGATTGCCGCAGCAACGATTGACGCAAAAACTAAGTTGACCGCCACAGGAACTCCAAGCGTTAACAATTACCTCTGTGGTAATAATACTTGGAGTGTTCCTTTCAGCATTCCAAAGTTTATTCCATATGCAACTGGCGTAGTGGCAACTGGCATGGATGCTGGTGGTATTCTGAATGACGCTTACACCACTCTCAGCGGACTTTCCCTACAGAATACGGTTACGATGTATCCATTTGTTGCGGCATTCTCATACACTCCAAATCTTATTGGAGCGCATGTCTCAACAGCGGGTGTTGGAACACCAACCTGCAACATTCAAGTTGCCATTTACGCATCTGAACCTACTACAGGTCACCCGATAGGTGCTCCATTAAACACACCATCCTCCATCTCAGTGATGTCAACTGGTGACAAGACATCAGCATTCACGACAGCGGTCGTGGCAGGAACTCAGTATTGGATGGGTATGCAGCAGTCAGCGAATCCTAGTACTACTAATCCATCCTACAGAGCAATTGCAGGAGCATCTCTGATTCCATTGGTTCAAAAGAGCGATCAGTCGAATCAATTAAATATTATTCAGCACAGTGCGACCTTTGGAACTTGGCGTAATTACACTACCACTCCGCTAACTGCTGCTAACATTTCCACAGAAATCGTTAACGGTGCTCCTCCACTTGTTTATCTTGTGAGGAACACTTGATGGAATCATCATTGATAATCACCATCGTCACGGTTGCTGTTCCCTTGGTCACCGTGACTTGGCGTATCGCAAACGAACTTGGCAAGGTGACTATAGAACTAGCACGAATCAATAAAGCATTAGAGCATCTATCATTTCGTATTGAGAAGATCGAAGCAGACATCACGGTGCTACAAAAAGATGTAAAGGAAATCAGTGAATACTAAAACAATTGGTCTTGTTGGTGGAGTTCTCATTGGATTGATGTTGCTGCTTCAGTCATGTAATCTCAAAACTTTCGTAAAGTTCAAACCTCCAAACGATGTCATACATTCCCTTGATATCACAGAGAAGACCACCTACGACGATGCTGACCGAGTAGTCGCTGATTGGAACTCGTATGTTCAAATTAATACTGAAGCACTACGCACCGCTGTGGCGCATTCTGAGGAATCCTATGCCGTGCTGCACCAATTAACTTCAACTGCGCTAGAGACTGCTGGTGGTGCAGCAGGTGGTATTCCTTATGGAGGAATGATATTCGGTCTATTGACAGGTGTCACAGGACTGCTGCTGCCATCTCCAATCAAGAAGGGCAAGTCTTGAGTTCACCGCATTTCAAAGACTGCTGTCAACAAGCGCAATGTGCTCCCAATTGCCAAGCATGGAGACTTTGTGATGGCATTGGTTGTGACTCGAATCCCAAGCAAGCGATTGCAGGTTATGCAACCATTGGCAAACCTGCTGGTCCACTCCAATTTCAAGGACCATATTGGACAGCATGGCACAACTCAATCACTAGCAAAGATGCATCGGTTGAAATCTCAATCAAAATTAATGCATGGCAACGAACCATAGTGCAGAGTGGATGCGGTGGTACTCCATCCTGTGATGCATTGGCAACTCCTGGTCGCCAAGCAAACTGCACATTCAATGCGATTGCCAACGATGCGGGATGCAAAGTTGATCAGTACATGGATAACATGATATGGAATCTCTCAGGTCGATTGTCATTTCAAGGTGGCAGCAAAGACCAAGACCCATGCGTTGACCTTTCCCCGACATTGGCACAAGGATATCCTGTTGGTTCCCCACTTGATCCGCAACCGTACTGCTCGATACCTCCTGGTCCATTTCCAAATTCGATTGTGGACACGACCCGAAGCGGAGTGAATCCTGATCGACCAGAACCAGTCGGCACAGGTGCATGGTTTCCTGGTGAGAACCGCAATATTGCTCCAAGGTTCTATGGTGAGTCGCTCACGCTGACTCGTACACCAATGAACAACCTGACCTATCCGAATACCAATCCAACCTGTGGTGTGCCTTTGGTGACCAACCGATGCAACAACACCACATCCTCCACAACGGTTGCACGATGCATGGACTTGCCAATCACAATAATTCCTGGTCACAAAACCACATTCACCAATGGGCAAAAGGAGAATTGCGAAAAGTATGATATACCATCAGAGTGCGGATTACCAAACTCGGTTGAATGGATTGCCCATGTGGACAACCCTGAGAACGGTGGAGAGAATGCATGTTGGGCAATTGATGTTGAAGACCAAGACCTCTACGACACCTTCTCTGCATGGGGAATCTCAACCACTCAAGAATTTGGTAGCACCAGTGGTGTATGGATAGTGCTGACAACAGCAGGCAAAGTACGATTCCTGTTTGGTTCCGTTGATAGCGGTTACCCGTGGGATCCAATCTCAGGTGCAGTCTTTGGATTTCCTGATGGAGATCTTGTTGCAACTGGTGCGATTGATCAGAACATTCAAAGAGCAGGTCAATCCACTCGCATGACTGTGGATATTGAATTCACTCCAAGCAACTGGTGCTTGCAGAATCCAAGATGCCCTTGTGGTGTCTCTTACTCTGAGCAGGGGTTGGGCAAAGTCACGACATCGTTTAGCGGCAACTCAGGTGGCGGTCTTTACCCAAATGGTGGTGGTTTTGGTTGCCCTACCACTGTCAACTACGGATCATATGTGCTTGGACTTGAAGCATATGACATTCCGTATTGCGAATTGGTTCCACCTGGGTCAACTCCTGATTGTAGGAATACTCCTATACAAGCAGGGTTCACATGGACTTCTCCGTATCCAAACCGCAGTGACTATGTTGGAACCACACCAGTAGAACGCAACCATGCAGGATGGAAGCGATACCGAAA